TCTCAGAAACGTTGCTAGGCAGATTATGCGTGCGCGAACCTAGCGGGTTTTCCGCTGCGTTAATATCAATCGCATTGCCAAAGGCGTGCTGCGAAAGCGTATTGCCGCCTCTAATATTGCGGTAATTGAAACCGCCATCTGACTTAATGTCATAGCCAGTGCCGCCGAGGTCGTTTAGCAAGCCTTGGAAAGATGGAGCCGCATCCTTGTGGACTGTAAAACGCTGCCCATTAGGTGCGACAACCGTAACAAGATTGTTCTTTTGCCAATCCTGCTCCAGCGGGTCGCCAAAGTTCGCTACGCGCGCATAGTTTGCCATGGTCAGGCTTTCTTGATGCGGTTCTTCGGCACTGCCGGATTGAACTTGACCGCCTTCTTACCCGCCACTTCTTGCGTGGCTCCCGGCATCTTTTCCTCAATGTCATCAGCCATCAGGCCAACCACCTTTGGATAGGTCTTGGGATCGCCCTTGTAGCGGTATGAGTAAACGTCCATGCCGGTCTGCTTGTCCTTGCCGACCTTCTGCACGTCCGTCTTCATGTCTTCGTCAGACATCATGGCAAGGCCGAGAACAGCACTGCCGACACCGCTGGCGACACCGCCCCAATTTGTCGGGTTGGACTGTTCCGTTGTCTGCGTCTTGCCATAAGGCGACATGCCAAGCGCGGAGAGAAGGATATTCAACTGCTCTTTCGGATAGTCGCGGGCTTCCGTGAAGCGGCTATACGCATCATCCAGATATTTCTGTTCCATCTGTTGCTGCATCTGGCCCAGCGTCATCATGCGCTGCACGTCACCAGCCATTGACGCATTACCCTGATCGGCAATTCCAGACATGGTTTGCGCGGCCTGCAACTGACGGCCCGCGTTTTGAAGGCCCGCTGACTGGTTAGCCATGCTGGCCTGCATTCCACGGTTCTGGTCAGCATTAATTTGCTGCATGGCCTGATTGTAAGCATCCGAGCGGAGCTTGGCGCTGAGATCGCCAGCTTGCTTTGTGCCTTCTGCAATCGTGACACCCTCTGAGATGCCCTGCCGAGAGCCGCCAAACGCGCGCGAAGTTGCAGCCTGATCGCCAATCTTGTTGACGGCCAACTGTGTCGCGCCTTGGATATTGCGGAGCGCATTGCTCTCAACCTGATCCAGATACGGGTTCATGTACGCGCCAACATCGGCATCGGTGAACTGACCCGCCCGCACTTGATCCGGCTGATACATGCCCGACTGGCCAGCCATGGAAATGCCAGCATCGTAGACCGGCTGATAGGCACCGACATTAGAGCGCGCATAATCCATGGCGCTCAACTGGTCAGGCGAGAAGCCCGCGACCGTCTGGCCGCCGTAGGGCTGATAAGGCTGGTTCGCTACCTGTTGAGCGAATTGGTAATTCTGTGCCGAGGCGTTCTCAACCCATGCGGGGAGTTGGACCTGACTGACCTGTTGCTGCTTGCTGCCGCCGCCACCCATGTGCGTGTTCCTTATCGAAGAAAGTATGTGAACAGTTTGGCTGCGACAGCGCCAACAGCGGCGCAGGCAGAGCCAATAAGGAGAAACACCTTCCAACCGCCTTCGGCTTTATTCACTTTGGTCAGAAGCTCTCTCACGTCTTTGCGTGTTTCGTGAATTTCGCGCTCAAGCTGTGCAACGGTCGCCTCAAGCTGTCCGTATTCGCGTGGATTGATTTCGCTCATCAAACTTAGTCCTTGCACCACGCCGAGCGGCGAGCATTGTTGACTTTCACCTGTACAATCGTCTCCGCTGTATCCTGCGAAGACCATCGTATTGGCCGCCATAGGCTGCACTCAGTCTCGCCGGAAACCGTCTGACTCGTGCAGTTT